GTTAAAGGATATATAAGTAGAGCGGCTAGTTTAATCATTTCATTAAGAAAAGATGATAACGAATCTAAAGAAAGAGCTACGATTGAATATAGAATATCAGGTAATGATAAGAATGTAGAACTTAGAAGAGTACAAACTTTAGGTAGGTTCAATAATGTCCTACCAAAAGAGTGGGACGAGCCAATAAAAATATTAGATGAAAATTTAAATAAACTTTTAAAAGAAAAAAAGTTTACATTACCAAAATTAAAAGTAATATATAAAATGGGAGAAATTGAAACTGAAGGAATTTTTTCTGAAGAAAGTTATAATAAAGAATTAATATGGAAAGACAGGATAAACTTTTAAATATAATACCTCAGAACTGTATAGATTCGTTTGTAAAGAAATTTACAATGTTTCCTTCGGCAATTAAACTTGAAGGACCATTTAACAAAAAAGTTTTCAAATACTTTGAAAAATTTCATTTGATTTGGTTTTATAGTGAACTTATGAATAATGGAGAAATTATCAAAACTTCTAGTTTTTATGAGTATGATTCTTCCGGTATAATGGTTTATATATACGGTGATAATAGTATATTTATACTTACAACTCCAGATAGAAATAATGCTTCGGAGTTTTTAATAAACAATTTAAAAAAAATAAAATAAAATGGAAATTAGTACGGAATTATTAAAAGAAAAAATTCAAAATGGGGATAAAGTAATTGTTGATTTCTATGCAAGCTGGTGTGGTCCGTGCAAAGTAATGAAACCGACATTTGAGATGGTATCTAAGAAATTAAGAGAAAGTGATTCTCCTGTTGAATTATATACAATGAATGTTGAGGATAACCAAGAATTTGCCGCTCAAATGGGAATTAGAGCTGTACCAACAATTATCTCGTTCTCAAATGGAGTTGATGTCAATACGGTTAAAGGTATGCAAACCGAATCTCAAATAAACGATTTGACAAAACAATTATTAAATGGATAAGTTATTACTTGTTTATACAATGAAAGGATGTCCCCATTGTCAAACAATGAAGGATAAACTGAATGAAAACAAGATTGAGTATTACGAAAGAGATATTGATGAACATTCAGAGGAATATGACCTTTTTGTTGAGATAACGGAAAACGAGTATGTACCGGCATTTATGATTGTTGAATCTCCAGAAGAAAACCCAAATAGTTTGTTATTTGCTCCTGATAGGGACTTTACAGATATTGACGACGGTGTAAGAATAATTAAAGAACATTTCAATAATGAACCTAAACTTCAAAAAAAACGGAAAAGTAAACGAACCAATTAAAAGTTGGTCACTATTAGATGGTAATACTATCGCAATCTATCAGGGTAGTCGTGGAGACAACCCTGAATTAGATTATATTATTAAATACAAATCTCCCAACAAGAGATTAAGAGCTCCTTCACACACTCATTGGATATTTGATATTCTTTTAAAGACTGAGTATGCTAAAATGGAAATGTTGGATTATCTTAATGAGTGGATTGAGATATATGATATCATTGAACCATTTAAAACCAAAGAAGAAAGAGATAATTATAAGCTTTTATATAACGAGTACTTATGTGAAAAATATTACTCAATGGAGAATCTTGGAGTTTATTCTATTGAATTCCTTTCAGCATTAATTGAACTTTTCGCCAAATGTGAAAAACAAACAAAAGGGGCGTTCATGTTTAAAAATTTACTTATTCTTTTAAAAGAATATTGTGAAGATAAGAAAGATTTTTATCAGGTTGTTTCTCACTCAAAAAGAGTTTAAAACAAATTTAAATCCTTTATTTTATCCATTACCAACCAATCGGATTTCTCTAATTGACTATCAATACTTGTATTATAATCAAGTTTTGATAGTTTGGTTACTATAAAATTGTTTAGATTAAAATCAAATACATCTAATACCAAAGATTTCAAATCTTTATCTGAAAAGATAGAATCACTCTCAATATCAATCATAATATCATTTGATTCTTCATTAAAATTTGTTGAGTATTTGAACGAAATCTTATCACATAAACAAACCTTAAACAATTGATTTGTTATATATTCAGAATAATATAAATAAGCTCTATTGGTATTTAAACTATAACCATAAGGGAATTCAGAAGTTATAACTCCTGACGAGTATGTTGTAAACTCACTTGTGATTTCATTAAAAGTTTCAACCTCTACCTTATCCGTGTAATTAATTGACAGGTAATCTTGTTTAATATTTTTTACCAAATCAATTACGTTTCTATTAAAGACTGGTCTATTAGAATCATAAAAATCAAAATGTTGTTCAGAAGGAATATCAGGTGAAGTATTATATTTTATAATATCTATTGTGTTAATATTTTTAATACCAACGTGTTCAAATAACTCTTTATTAATATCATAGAATCTTTTTTGAACATCCGACATATCAACTAAGTTTTGGGATTCTGTTTTACCATTAATAACAAAAAACGCATCAAATAATGAAACCTCAATTTTTGTTTTATGATTTTTGTTTTTATTTAGTTCGGATAAGATAAATTCTGCGAATTTATTAACTAAACCTCTCTTTGATTTTGGATTTATATATCTCATACATAATTGTTAATAAAAATTTATAATATGTTAAATACTAAAATAAAAAAAGGGGAAAACTTTTCCCCCCTTAAATTAGTAGCCAAACCCTTTTAAGTATTATTTTTTGTAATACTTCTCAACAACTTTCTTAATAGACTCTTGAATAGTGTTATTAGTCGGTTGTTGTTTAGTTGCAGGTTGAGGTTGAGATTGACCTGATTGAGTCTGAGTTGGTTGACTAGCACCTTTGTTTTTGCATCCGCAGCCCATAGTAATTTTTTTTAAATTCCGGTTTATTTTTTATAAATAAATATCATTAACTTTGTGAATTAGTAAATGTAGATTAAATAATTTTTGTATATTTATAATTATGATTAATAGAAAACTTCTTTTAGATAAACAGGTGTTAAATAAATTAAAAACTCTAAATGAATCCGAAGACGATAAGTATTATCGCATGAGCGCTGAGGAGTATCATGAGTTACTATTTTTTGCCGGATATAACCCAAGGGCCACAAAACTAAAAAAATTTCAAGGTAAACCACTATGGATTGATGGTAATGTTGATTTACGTAGAACACCAATCAAATCATTAGGTAATGTAGCACACATTCAAGGAAATTTAGATATATCAGGAACAAATATTGAAAGTCTGGAAGGTATAACAGTTACAAGACACATTTGGGACTCTAACACTCCTTTAAGAAGAAAAAAGGATATGCAAGAAATCGCTGACAAAAAAGAACAAATGATGTCCGATAGAGAAAATAAAACAAGAGAAGAAGAAAACCCTATAATAGATGATGAAGATTTAAAAGCGATTGCGTTATTTAAATTTTTGGTTGCTAATGGAGATGTAAATGAACCTGATGATGAAGATAAAGAAACCATAAAAAAGTTAAAAGCGGAACTTGAAGTTTTACAAAAAAAATATGATGAAAGTGAAGATAGTGAAGAATATAATAAACTATATGATAGAATATTGGAAATAGAATCTGAGTTAGAAGATTTAGAACCTAAATTTGATGTTTATGATATCTTTAAAAAAAGATATTCACATTATGGTATGACCACGTTTGAATTATTAGATTACGATAGTAGAAATAAGGAGTATACCGTTGGGACTAGTGAAGAAATGGATGATGCTGCCTATGATTACGCTAAAAGTTATCTTGATGATGTAGGTATTGATGGGTTTAATAACAGTTTTATAGAGAACTATTTGGATGATAACGCGGTTAGAGAGGTATTTGAAGAATACTATGAAGATTCAGTTAGAGATTCGCCAGATAGTTATTTTGAGCCCGATGATTATCAGTTAACGGATGAACAAGAATTAAGAATTGAAAAATTACAAGAATATATTGAAGAATTGGAAACTTACATATCCGATAAAGAAGATGAACAAAATGATTTAAATGACCAGATAGAAGAACCTGAAGATTATAGAAAAGCGTATGAGGAAATTCAAAAATTAATTGATGAAGCTCAAAGTAAAAAAGACGATGCTGAAGAAGAGTTAGACGACATCAAACCAATCCAAGAACCGACAGAAGAAATGATTGAAGATAAGGTACAATCATTAGTTGATGACGATATGGAAAGTCCGATACGTTCATTAAAAAATCATGGTCTTGAGATTAGAAATTTTATTGATGAGGATAGATTTGCAAGAGGATTAGTTGATAGTGATGGGTGGGAGATAATGAATGGTTACGATGGGAGATATGATGAAGTTAGTGTTGCGAATGAAGTTTTTTACGTTATGAGAGTTAGTTAATTTACTTAACATAATAATCTCATATATTTTTTTTATGAAAAACAAGGATGAATTAAAATTTATTTTGGACACCGATTGGGTCTTTGACGGAACAATTGATTCCGAACATAGAGAATATGTCTTGTTAAATTACTTTCAAAAATTAAATAAGAAATTAGACGAACTAAAGATATACCCAATGTTCACAGAACTATCATTACACGTTTGTAATATACAAAGTCTAATGAATTCAAATAGGATTATCTATACCAATAAGACATTAAAATCTTTTGATGACGAACTAACAATACTTGATTTAAAAACAAAAGATATACCTGAACTATCTAGTAACGAAAAAGACGAATATAAAAAAATATTAAAATATAGTCACACTAAACTTCTTGATTATTTTAATATAACAAAGGCGTTTTGGTCTATGGTCTATGAGGCGATAGAAATTAAATTAAGAAAAAATAAAAATAGTTTGGATTCTAAAACAGGATATTTTTATTTCCAATCAACAACCAAACTTTATGTTTGGAAATACACATTTAAAACCGCAAGTAAAAAATACGGAACTAAAAAGGCTGTACTTAAATTAGTTTTAGAACAAGACAAAGAAGATTTGACAACTAGACAAATTATATCTAAATTTTACAAAGAAGATATTGAGAATAAAGAACCTATATTTGAAGTCATATGTAACGATATGTTTCCGATGGAAGAGACTTTAGTACCAATCTTTAAAAGAAAGGTAGTATCTTATATTAATCAACAAGTTAAAAATTTAGAAAAACCAAGTTTAGTTAAAAATGAGTTTTAATAAAAGATTCGTAGACAAAGAAAGGATTCTTGAAATATTAAATGAAAAAGAACCACTTTCAAAATTATTTTCGGCAGATGCTTATATTTTCTTAGATGATATATCATCAAAAGTATTTGACCTTTATGTTAATGGAACATCAGATAAAGATATTGAAAAAATAATTAAAAATGGACAGAACGGATAAAATTAATATTCTTTTGGCTAAATTAAGAAAACCATTACCATTAGAATACATCATTCATAATATACTTCATTGTGATAAAAGTGAGGCAATTAGTTTATTAAATGAACTAATTGAAATTGGAACTATAGAAAAAGTTAAAGACGATTACCAAATAAAAAAATATGGAAAATAAAGAACAAGTAAATCACCCTGGTCATTACGGAGGAGAATCAAATCCATATGAAGCCATCAAAGTTATTGACGCTTGGGACTTAGGGTTTTCATTAGGTAATACAGTTAAATACATCTCAAGAGCGGGAAAGAAAAACAAAGAGAAAGAACTTGAAGACCTTAAAAAGGCTTTATGGTATTTACAACATCACATAGAAACATTAGAGAATAAATGAATGCACCAATAAGGTATTTTGGTAGTAAAGGAGGTTTCTATAACAAAATAATTGAACACTTCCCAACCAAATCATACAAAACATATATTGAACCATTTGCCGGAACATTCATTGTTGGTCTTAAAAAACCAATAGCAAATGTAGAAATATATAATGACTTAGAAAAGAATGTATATTCGCTATATAAAGTAATATCAACACCTGAGTACTTTAAAGAATTTAAAGAAAAATGTGATTTGGTATTCTATTCAGACGATATACGAAAAGAATACAAGGAAGAACTTAAAAAAGAATTATCAATAGTTGATAGAGCGTTTTACTTCTTCTATGTTAATAGAACATCCCATAACGGAATCGGAGGATTCTCAATGAATACTCACGTAAGAAGAACTATGAGTAAAGCGGTATCTGACTTCTTATCATCAATAGATAGATTACCAGAATTACACGACAGATTATCAAAAGTCATTATATCAAATACAGATGGAGTTGATTTAATCAAAAAATATAATAATCCTGATACATTAATATATTGTGACCCACCTTATCATCAATCAACTAGAACTGAGGCGAGGTATAAGGAAGATATGAATGATAAAAAACAAGAAGAATTTATTGAATCGGTAATTAATTCTAAATCAATGATATTAATTAGTGGGTATGAGTGCGAACTATATAATAAATTAACAGATAACGGATTTACAAAACACCAATTTGAAGTTAAAACTATGGACGGTAACTTTAATAAGAAAACAAAGGTTGAAAATCTCTGGAAAAATTACTAAATTTAAAATATGAAAGAAATAGGAAAAATAATAAATGGGGATTGTACTGAAGTAATGAAAACATTACCCGAATCTAGTATAGATTTAATCTGTACATCGCCACCTTACGGAGTTAATATCAATTATGATGTTCATAATGATGATATGACAATTGAGGAATACTTGGAGTTTAGTGAAAAGTGGTTAACTGAGGCATACCGGGTTATGAAGGATGATGGTAGGATAGCCCTCAACATTCCATACGAGATAAACAGACAAGAAAAAGGTGGTAGGATATTTTTTGTATCTGAAGTATATCAGGTAATGAAAAAGATTGGTTTTAAATTCTTTGGTATTGTCGACCTTGAAGAAGACAGTCCACACAGAAGTAAAACAACCGCTTGGGGTTCTTGGATGAGTCCATCAAGTCCTTACATCTATAACCCAAAAGAATGTGTGATACTTGCTTACAAGAAACAACATATTAAAAAGGTTAAAGGTGAACCACAATGGAAAGGTGAAGTAATGGATGTTGAACAAGAAGACGGAACAACAAAAAAGAAAACAGTTTACCAAGAACAAGACAAGAAAGAATTTATGGAACTGGTCTTCGGACAATGGAAATACTTAAACGATTCAAGACCACTAACTAAGGCGACATTCTCAATGGACATTCCAACTAAAGCAATTAAAATATTAAGTTATAAAAATGATATTGTATTAGACCCATTTGCAGGTTCAGCAACAACTTGTGTGGCGGCTGAGATATTAGACCGAAGATGGATAGGTATTGAATTAAGTCCAAACTATGCACAAATTGCGATAGATAGGGTTAGAGCATTTGTTGAAGATAAACGACAATTAAAAATTGAAGTATAAAAGGAGGTTAAACCTCCTTTTTTTATTTATATGATATTTATATTAAAAAATACCATATGAAATCCGTTATAATAAAAGAATCTGATTTAAAAGAAAGATTTTCTAAAATTTATAAAGAAGAACAAATTAAAATATTAGAAGAAAAATGGGATAAATTATCTAAAAACGATAAGTTGTTTGTCGTTGAATTTTTAAAACAAATTTATCCAAACAAGGCGAAATTAATCTCAGAATCAAAATGGTATAATACGGTAGGAGATATTTTAGGGTTTTTAGACCCAACAGGTGTTGTAGATATTGTTAACGGAATTAGTTATTGGAGACAAGGTGATAAAATGTACGCATTACTATCTTGGATTTCAGCACTACCAATAATAGGAGATGTTATTGGTAAATCAGTAATCGGATTATTTAAAATGGGAGGCTCAAGTGCAAAGGCATTTAAGATGGCGGCACTTGCGGGAGATGCAACCAAAATGGCAAAAATTGCTAAAAGAGGTGGACCTTTAAAAGGTTTATTATCAAAATCTGTTGAATGGGGTGGAAAAATATTAAGTCCGCTTAAAAGTTTAATTGGTAAAGTTCCTTTTGTTGGACCTGGTTTTATAAGAGTAGTTGAAGATTTTGTTAAATTATTTACTAAAGCTGGCGCTAAAATGGAACAAGGTGCGAAAATTGCGACTAATATTGTTGGTAAAGCGAAGACCGCTGGTAGAGCATTAACAACCGCTGAAAAATCAATACTGAAGAAGGCGTTAGAAAGTGCGACAACATTCAGAGGATTTAGGGATTTTAAAGGGGCAGCTGGATTATCAGGAGGTATGGGTAGATTATGGGGTAATAGAAGTACCAGAGGTTTAATGAGAAGAACTAAATGGTATTTGGGACTGTTAGGATTTTTAGGTTTAAAAAATTTTGTAAACCCTGATGACCTTGAAAATAATGTTGTTGGTTTAGATAATAAAATAGAAGAATATAATAAAACCGAAGAGGCTAAAAATAATTTAAGTCAAGATTTAGGTGAAAAAATTCCCGCACCACAACCACCAACTGAATCTAATGTTGCCCCGCCGCTTGAGACAAAACAAACGGGAGATAAAAAAGATTTGATGTCAGGAATTTTGTCAACAGTATTTCCTGAACTAAAAGGAGTATTTTAATATATGAAAAAATTAATTAAAGAAAGCGGTATTAGAGACATAAACGCTCTCGCAGAAAGATACCCAAAAGCTGAAATATATTTCCATCAAGATTTAGATGGAGTAACAACCGCGATAGCTATGAGAGAATATTTAGAAAGTTATGGTATTGACGTTGTCGATGCTCACATCATCCAATACGGAGATAAAGAATTTGCGGTAAAGAAAAATGACGGTGAAGGAGACACTATGCCTGTATTAGTTGATTTTGCTCACGGAAAGGTAATGTTTAAAATACATACTGACCATCACGATAGACAAGCTGGTGCTGATGAAACAAAGTCAACTTCGTTTAGGCCATCAAGGTCAAACGTAGAAACAATCTCTCAAATTGTATCACCAAAGGACGTGTTTTATACTGACGATTTATTACTAATTTCAACAGTGGATTCGGCTAATTTTGCGGTTCAAAAAATATCGGTTGATGAGGTTATAAATTATATTTTCAGATTAGACAAAAACACTTCAGCAACTAGAAATAGAATGATGATGGGTTTAGTGGCTAACAAATTAATTTTGGCGTTTAAAAACAAACCAGGATTTTTAGAAGAACTTGTTATGAAGTGTACACCTTCATTATTAAACATTCTTTTGGAGATTAAAAGAATTATGATTGAAAGAGGTTTTGCAAATGTGGAAACTTTACAGAAAAACAAAGATGCTTATATTGAACAAATGAAAACACACCCAAATGTTAAAGTTTTGGGTAATGTAATTGTACAATATGGTGGAGGTAAAATGACCGCACCAGGTTCATATGATAGATACACCCCATTTAAAAATAACCCTGAAGCAGACTTTTTAGTAATTGCTTGGCCATTAGGATTAGTTCAAGCGTCTTGTAATCCATATAAAGAAGATAGGGCTTTAAAAGGAGTTAATTTAGGTGAAATTAAAGATGAGGTATTGGCCAAATGGGAGTCCAAACTAAAAGAAAAGAAAGTACCATTATCAACACTTAAATGGATTTCAGAAAGTTCAAAAGACTTCATGCCAAATTCCGTTGGTTTTACCTTTAAAGATTTTGTTTCAATATATGAGAAAGAATTTGAATATAGTCCCAAAACAAAAAATTCTTTAGATAAATTAAAAAAGATTATGGATATTCCATTTATAGAATTAACTGAAGAAGAAAAAGACTATTTGGATGAAATAAAAGTAGATGCTTTTGATGTGATTGAAACTAGTATAGATGCTTGGCAGCTTATTATATCTAATAGTGGTGGACATAAATGTATAACGAATATCTCGGGGTTAAATTACTTAGGAAGAAGTAAAAGACCACCTGAAGGTAAATACAAATACGACCCAAACAAAGAGGATGCTCCTTATGTTAAGTTTACAAAAATGATACAGGCGGAATTCGTAAGAGTATTACAAGAGAAGATTAGTAGTTCAAAATGAAATTCATAATAACGGAAAATAAAATACAAAAAGTGGCGTTTAAATTTATGAACTCTTTATTTAGCCCAGACCAGTTGGAAATTGTTATGTCAGAAAAATATCCAAATTTAATTTTTTATAAAAAAAATGGCGTGGTTGTTATGGAACAGGATAAAATATCTAAAAATTTTTATTTTGATTATGATGAAATTTGGTCAATTTTTGAATCGCTTTTCGGTATGAAATTCGAACAAATACAGGATGTTATAAGATACTGGTTGGAAGAGACTCTCAAATTAAAGGGTTATACACCTGAAATTTCACAACAACAATTAAACATTCGTTGGAAGAGACTCTCAAATTAAAACCTCATCACCCTCTCTAATATCTAATTTTCTACAAGTTTTACCCCTTAACTCAAGGATAGTTTCACCTGTGCCGCAATAGTTTTTACATTCTTCAGAAAGACAAGGTTTGCAATTATGATGTATTTTAGTAATAACATTACCCTCAATAAAAATAATATCCAAAGGTATAATACAATTCTTCATCCAAAAACAATGTTGTCCTTCATCCATTAGAAACAACATACCATTAAAGGTCTCATCAAAATCTCTACCCATCATACCCCTTTGAGTTTCTTTTGGAGTTTTTGCAATTTTTACTTTAAACTTATTTCCATTAATACTTAATCTCATATCAATAAATATTAAGAAATTAATAAAAGAATTTTTGACTTTTTTAAATTAACCATATATTTATTATTACAAACCAAATAACCCCTTTCTAAATTAATTGGTAGTTTAAACCCTGAAATCGTAAAAAAATTTTGGGGTTTTTTATTTTTTACCTATCTTTGTATTCTAATGTTAAAAAATACCACAATAGAAAACAGGTCAGCAACCTACAATTTCTTTTTAGAAGATAAATTTACCACAGGGATAGTCTTATTCGGACCTGAAGTTAAATCCATTAGAAATGGAGACGTAAGTATCAAAGAATCATTCTGTTACATTAAAGATGGTGAGATATGGATTAAAAATATGTATATCAAACATTATGAACATTCAAGAATTGAATTTGATTCTAAAAGAGATAGAAAACTTTTGTTAAAAAAGAAGGAAATTCGTAAAATAGAATCATTCTTAATAGACAAAGGTAAAACTCTAATACCTGTTAGAATTGAGGTTGGAAAATTAATTAAGGTTGTGATATCGATTGCAAAAGGTAAAAAGAACTATGATAAACGAAACACAATAAGGGAGAGGGATTTAGACCGTCAAAATAAATTTGGCGAATAGAAAAAAAGTATGTATCTTTGTATTAATAAAAATAAGAACTATGAATGAAATTGGAAACTATACGGCAATTTACGGAAATATGATTTACACGGTTAACGATGTTAACTATGTTGCAACTAATGAAAGAAGACTTTTTTACAAAATAGGTACAGACGGGAAATACTCTAAACTTGTGTTATCCATACCTAACAAAGGTAGTATAATCATTAAAAATGGTGAAGGAGTGTCTATGAGTGTAAATAAAGATATTCAAACTCCTGATATTGTTGAAACAACTAACGTTAAAAAGATTGTAAATAACAACGATTCAAATGAAGTGGAAGCCTTTGCAGCAGGGGCTGTTGTGGGAGCAATTTTATTCTAAAATAAATTTGGTGGATTAAAAAACATTTTGTATCTTTGTATTATGAAAAACGAACTACCATACTGTAAAAATTCTGACGGAATAATAGGTTACGAGGAATCGGTAATCGCTAAATCAGAAACCAATGATTGTGTTGTTAGAGCATTTGCTTCGGCTTTCACAATGAATTATGATGATGCTCATTCATACGTTAAAACACATTTTAGAAGAGAGAATAGAAAGGGAGTTCAACGGTATGGTAGTTTAATGAACCGAAAAGCTCTTATTAGAGAACTAATAAATAACAAATACCTTAAAGCAATCGGTAAAGAGACAGGTGTTAACAGTCTAAATGGTACTCCAATACTTACGTTAAGTTATCCCGTTAAAGTTAAAGGTGTGAAAAAAGAACGTAAAATGACCGTTGGTATGTTCACAAAAGTTCATCCTATGGGAACATATATTTTAATGGTTAAAGAACATACATTCACGATTAAAAATGGGGTTGTTTACGGTAATGAACGAGACTCAAAGCAACTTAAAAAAGTTGTTATTGCGGCTTGGGAAGTAATTGATTTTTAAATAATATGGACATAAAAAATAATTTTAACCCTTGGTATTATTATCTTAACGAAGAACTGATTAAGAAAAAGAAACCAATTAAACCTGGTGAGTTTGTTCACCTTCATACCTACGATGGTTGTTTTATGGTACATAACGTTGGATTAACCCATTTTACCGTGATTAAAAACCGAAGGTATGTAAACATTCCTTGGAGTGATTTTAGATGTAAAAAAGGAGAAGGAAACAGTGATAAAACCGTTATTAAACGGTCAATTAAAAATATCGATAACATTAAGTTAGAATTAGATAATTTAAGATTTAATCTTTTAAATTTGGTAAATTAAAAATTATTTTGTATATTTGTATTATAAAATTAAAGTAATGGAAACAACAACATCAACAATAAAACAGAGAACCAAAGAACATATCAAATCTCAATTTCATTTAACTGAAGTTAAAGCTAAAAAATATAAAGACGAGAAAGATAAAGAAGAAAAAATTTGGAGAGATTACTTTGATGACATCAAAAAACATAGTAATAATTTTGAACTAACCTCAAAACCAATGAAAGAAACTTTCCAGGTATATGCTTATAGTGTTGATGAAAATGGTGAATTACTTTACTCGTTAGGTTCGGTTATTGTTGGAGAAATTGTTAAGGAATATAACATTATGTTGATTAAATATATCGGTCAGTTACCTCCTAATATTAGCTCGTGGCTTGTTCCAAAAGTGTATATTGAAGAACATATCACTTATGGAAGACGTGGATTTGGTAGAACAAATCACGGTTATAAACTAAGAGTTGAAGATAATTTTGGTAAACAAAAATATTATAAAACGGGTAAGAAAATTGTTGAGATTGTTGAAGAATATGTTGAATCTAAGTGGGATGACCATAGACGTAATTTAAAATTACAGGATATTAAAACAAGAGCGGCTGAAATTTTAAAAGAAAGATATAAGTATTCTATTATAAGTTTTAGTGAAGGAGTTTACACTATTAAACATCTTAACGGGATTTCTGTTAGTGTTGGATACCGAGAGGATGAAAAGGGAGAAGTTGTATTTGACCTTAAAAAAGTTAACCTAATCCCTAAACAACATGATGTTAATAAAATTATTGATGAATTAGGAAAATTATAAAATAATTCTTATCTTTGTAGTATGAATACGATAAATTATAACATAAAAATTGAGAGTGAAAAGTTTGGTAAACTTATGGATGAAACTTTTGTTGATAGAACACAGTTCAAACTTTTCCTTAAAATAATACACGGATGTTTAGAACTTAAAAACGACCTTGTGTTTTTCAATGGGGATGATTTTTTGGTGAACATTCCGTACAAGTATCTATCTCAATCAATTATCTTAACATCATCTAAACCTTATGAGTTCACAGAACACGTTAGAAGTAAAATTGAGGCACTTGTTACAAAGTAACGTTTCCTTGTTCGTAAATAAGGTGGTGGACAAACCCGTGTGGGTCCTATGAAGGAGGCGAATGCCTCCTTTTATATATTTAATTATATGAAACACTTTTTAGAACATCATAGAGTAAAACCAATAATGGTTGAGTTACCTAATAAACAAGGTGATAATATATTACCTGTTTATCTTTCAGATAAAAATGTTGTTGATGAGTTTAGTAACGAATATTATTTGTCCGTTAAAATAAAAGATGCTGAGAAATTCAAAGACTATACCACTAAAATGTTAGAACATTACATTTACGAATACTTTAGATATTATTTAAAACTATTTTCAGTTGAAGGTGATTTGTATTTAAGATTTGAATATTTATAGTTAAAAAACTATGGGTCAGATAAAACATTACAACAACGGTAAATGGACAATATATACTTCAGGAGAAGGATTGTCAGGATATACAGGAGTAACTGATACTTATTACGTTGGTCCTGATTTAAATAATGACGGAAATTTAACCAAAGCAAATCCTGATGGAAGTTTGGTTAATTTGGAAAAACCTAATGTTGGATTTACCGGATTCAC